ATAACACCTGAAACTTTAAACTTAGCTGGTACTGTTCCTGAACCACTAGATGTTGCTAGGGATTGTAGTGTTGCAAAGTTAGTTGAAGTACCCATTAAATAATACATGGGAGGATTAACTCCATTACTTGCAACTACATATTGACCAAACTGTGTAAAGGTAAAAAAATCTGTATCACCACCTGATATTGTTAAACTTCCTTTTACACTTGCAAAAGTACCAGATGTTAATTTGTAAATATTGTCTTTCGTTCCAACAAAAGTAAATACTGTGTTTGTATTATCTCTAAAACTACCAGCACCTTTAGCATTTTGTGTAACATTAGATGTACCACTATAAGCAACTAAACCTTTAACTGGTTTGTAACTTGATTGTGCATGATACACATTCGTTGCTACAGTTGCACCAGGATTTAAATGATCTGGTTGGTCTGGCAACCATTCACCAAAAGGTATTTGCATAATTTTTTCCTATTATAAAGTTGAAACAAATGGAGATGCTACTGTGCTATCACCTCTAACTTGTAAAGGAGCTCCATTGTATTCATCTTCTCTATCGTTTAATTCTAATCTTTCCATAGCTGTTGCATACATAGATTGCCATGTTTGAACTTGCTGAGGATTAATGCCACCTAAAAAGTTAGCTGCATGAAATAAAGATCCATATAAATAAATTGCTGGATGTGATGTTAAAATATAATTTGTTGTATTTGTATCTGATAAAGCACCAAACTTTTTATAATAATTTATTTTAGCTGTGTAAGTGCCATCAGGTACTGGAGAAAATCTAAATGTATCTCCTAAAATTGTAAATGTAGTTGGCTTTCCAGTAGTTGATGTTCCTGTAGTTGCATCCATTTGTGATGGTGTTGTATATGTTAGTGGAGTTTTAGTTTGACCACTCAAAAGATAAAAATCTCTTATTTGTAAAAAATCTGTAGGTAAAGATTCTGTTTCACTATCTATTGTTAAATCAGCTTGAGCAACCATAGCTCTAACTCTTAATTTAGAGTTAAAATCAGCTTCTGCTAATTTAATAAAGTCATCAGCTATCTCAGTTGTTAAATCTGATCTGTTTAACCAATTAGCAAGTGATGCTTTTAATTCTGTGTAATTTGTTAGTGCCATTAAATTTTTCCTGGTGCAGTTCTAAAATATCTATAATCAGAACTATTTAATTTTTCTCTTAATATTTTGTGCTGAACATCTTTAGGTAAAGAAAACCAATTACCATCTTGATTATTGTTATATTCTTTTGTCCAAATTTCTAAAATTACTGTTGGAATAGTTGCTATTCTTTTTAAATCTTTACTTGGAGAGTAACCATCATTCCTAGTATAAAGCTCTTTGTTAGTTTTAATAACTGGAGCTATGTCAGTTGATGTTTTAACTAAAACACCCTCTTTGTCATTATCGTAATAAGTATTGCTTTTAATACCATCAGATTCTTGTCCAATTTTTCTCATCTACCCTGACCTTTGTATCTAGTAAGTTTCATATTTCTTTTTTCAGATTTATTAAGATTTTTTTTATGTTTGCCTAATTTGGGTGGTTTATCTCTTGGAACAAAGTGTACGAACTTTTGTTTAGCCACTAAGCACCCATTTCAGTTATATAAACATCTGTAGATGATCCATGAAACACAGCAATCTTTTCGCCAGGAGAAACTTTAATAATTTCAACTTCACCAGATGGTAAAAGAGCTGATGTAGCACTTGCAGTAGGTGAAGCACCTAATACAAAATGAAAATTAGCTGAACCAACAATTCTAATATAATTAGTTTGATCTCCAAATGCAGCAGATGCAGTTGATGAGTTGTTGGTATTGATTTTTTGTGTTGTTCCTGGTCTTAATGCGTAATTATATGACATTAATATTTTCCTTTTTTACTTTTAACTTTTTTGCCTTTTTTCTTGGCATAAGATTTTGCTTTTTTCATTCCACTTTTTGTGTATGAAAACTTTTTTTTTCCTACCATTGGCATAATTTATTTCCTTTTATTAATTGGTATTTGTGGGAGAAGTATCGCTAGACAGAGTCCCCCACAAAAATTGTTTATTATCTTCTAATAACAAAAGTAATTTCCATTTTAGATGAATTAGTTGAACCACCATTTGTGATACATTCAATATGTCCATCTTCTTCAACTCTGTTTGCAGCAGTAGGTTCTGTAGTTGTAACTTTTCCAGCAGAGCCAGAAGCTACATGGTCAAAACCAGCACCAGTTACTGCAACACCACCTATTTCAAAAGAGATAGCTGCTGTTCCTGTTGTAGTTGCTTTGTTATGTGTAATAATTTTAATTATTCTTCCACCATCAGGCACACAAACAAAAGTTGATGATGCTGCTGATACATTAGGTATATGTGAAGTAATAAAATAATCGTTAAGTGTTCGCATTGTATTTTCCTTTTTTGTATTGCTTCGTTCCGAATTAAATCTTCAAAGACCAAACAAAATGTTAATGAATATTATGAGGGAGTATAAATACCCCCTCACAAAAAGTTTTATTATGATGTAGTTAAATCAAAAATACCACCAGATGCTTTTTCATTCTTAGAGCATAAAGTGTATTCAACTAATAGAGCTTTCTTGTCGGCATCTCCAGTTTTCGCTAGATCCACCATTTGGAAATCTCTAAGGTATGCAGCAGACCACATATCAGGAGAAAGAACATAAGCTGATCTTGCTCTTGAAAATCTGTTCGCTACAACTTGTAATGCACCGAAATCACTTTCGTAAACATCAATTGCAGAAACTAATCTTTTGTTTTCTGCATCATCCATTCTTGTTGCACCACCAGTAAAACCAGAAAGTTTTTGCTTATTGAAAGCACCAACCATAACCATTGATGGATCGCCACCCTCAGTCCAAACTTTTCTAATCATAGATTTAAGTTGAGACTCAGTAAAAGCTCTTTGAGTACCATCAGTTCTAGCATTTGTACCAGATGTTCCTGGATCTGCTGCTGAACCAGTACCTTTGTCTGAATTAGTTTTAATCCAAGACTCTAGCGATGCCATTCTTCTTGCAGCACCAGCACCTGAATCAACTGGAGCTTGGTTTGCAGTAAGAGTAGTTTCCATATCTCTTTTAAGCTCTTTAGAAGCTTTAGAGATTAGGTATGCTAGTTCGTTATTTCTTCCAGCAAGATCAACTGATTCCATAGTACCAGAAACGATTACAGCTTTTCTTGAAATCTGTGTTTTGTTTCCAATTCTAGTAGTTGCAGTTTGTGCATCAAAAGAAATTTCATCACCCTCTAAATGGTAGTTGTCAGAAGCTGGAGCAGCTAACGCATCTATTTGCCATTCATGGTTGACAGCAGTTGCTTTTGATTTTCCAATAGAACTCATGAAAGGAGTATCAGTTGGAGATATGTTGTAGATGATGTCAGATAAATCTTCTCTCTGACCATTTACAGCATATTTTGTAACAGTATTAGTTATTAATGCCATTATATTATCCTATTTGTTTGAGTTGTTAATCATATCCAAGAAAATATTCTGAGCATCTTTAAGACTCCCAGTTTTTCTTAGACGACCAAACTTTTCTCTAGCAGCTTTGGATTGATAATCGCTTTTGTCTTTTTTAATGCCTGACTTGAACACTCTGCTTGGTTTAGAAATCTTTTTAGCAATATTTGGTTTTGCTTTTTGTAAATTTCCAAATTTCATAGCATCGTTTACCAACATCAAGATACGATGGTCATATACTTGAGCTATTTCTGAGTCGTTAAACCCATATTTAGCCAAATGACTTCTCATATTATTTTTTAAAGTTGATGCTTTACCAGGATCAGCAAAATCAGGAATATTATTCACTAATTTTGTCTTTTCACTTTGTAAATATCCATCAAATTGTGCTTTCTGTTCGGATTGTGCTTTTTGAAAAGCAGAATTTAATTTTTCTTGCTTTTTTCTTAGCCTGTGTTCAATCCTTGCAGCTTGAGCTGGATCTTCGTCATATAAAGCTTCTAAATCAGCAGATGAAATCTCTGTATTTAGTTGCTCTTGGGCAACAGACATAAGCTCATTAACTTCTTTTAGCTTTTGAGAATAGTCTTGTCTTTGCTTTTCAGATTGAGAATGAAAGTTCTTTCTATCGTTAGAAAGTTCCTCAGTCTTTCGTCTGTAATCAGCATCTCTTGAGTAACCATTTCTCAACTCATCAAGGGTAACTTCAAATTCTTGACCAGCAACTTTCACTTTGTGAAGTGCTTCTTCGGTGGAATCTTGTTTCTCTTGAGTATCAATTTGTTCTTCGTCTTGAGATACATCTTGCTCCGAAACTTCTTCTTCTTCTGATTCAGTTTCTTCGCTTATTTCCTGTTCCTGTGGTTGTTCTTCATTAGAAGATTCCTCATTTTGTGGTTCAGGAGAATTTTGTTGTTGTGTTTCTCCAGTTTCTGTTTCTTCTGGAGTGTTTAATAAACCATTTACAGCCTTTTGAGCTTTTTGCAAATCAGTTTCAGATCCTTGTAATGGGTTGCCTTGATTGTCTGACATATTTTTCCTTTATAGTTAAGCTCCTCTTATGAGGTTAGCTTATCCTAACTTTTTTTGTTAGAATTTTTGGTTTTTTATTTGGGTTCTAAAATCTTCTAATTGTTTAGAAGCTAGTTTTCCTGTGTCTAAAATTTCTTGTAGGTGCTGCTCAACTTTACCAACTATATTGTAAGCTAACCAAAGTTTTTCTCTAGTATCTGTTTCGTTAGCACCAGTATTTAATAAACTTGTAGAATATAAATTTTTAAGTTTATCAAAAGATTCTTTTACTAAAGGATTATCAAATAAATCTTTAGCCTTGTTGGATTGGTTTACTTCCTGTTGGAGCTTTGCCTGTTCCTGGTCGTTCATTCAATGACTCAATCTGTTGTTCTAAGTTTTGTTGTGATTGTTGTGCATCCCTAAAGTCTTTTGTGCTCTCAGCAACTAACATTTTATTTAAATCTGCTTCTGCCTTAATTTGAGCTGAATCTATTTGAGCATTATATTTAAGCTCAAGTTCTTTCATTTTAATTTCATTTTCTAAAAGCATCTTAGCATTACTAGCTTTGATTTCTTTTAAATCTAATTCTAAACTTGCTAATTTTCGTTTTTCTTCACTTGCTATTCTAGCAAATTCTATTTTCTCAATTGGTGTTGGTGGTGGTGGAGCTTTCGGCTGAACCATTCCTTTACCTTGATCTGGATTAACAAAATAATTTTCAACATTTTTAAGACCAGCATTTTCAATAATTTTTGCCAAACTATTGTAAATATTTTTAAGACTGACCATTGGGTACTCCTGGCCACCTTGTAATTGAAATGCTTGTAACTGTCTTTCCAGGATATTGTTCAACATCATAATTTGTTGATCGTTAGATCCTGTACCTAAACCAACTGTTATTGAAATATTATATCTGTTTCTCCACTCAGTAGGTTTAACTGGAATGAATTGATTGTTTAATTCTACAACTCTTTCCTTATCTTGATACTTACAAGTAAGTTCAAATATTCTTTTAAATAAATCTTTAACACCAGTTTCAGCAAATACTCTTGCAATCAATTCCATTCTCATTTGAGATTGTGTCATTAGAGCATTAACACCAGTTGCAGTTTTATTTAAACTGTCAGCATCTAAACCTTGATTGTATCTTGTGATACCAGTTCTAGATTCTCTTACTGTGTCTAAGTATTCTAATAATGGAAATGCTTGTTGCGAAATCGTTTGAGATTGCATCGGCATCATTACTTGGCTTGGTGGTTGTTTAGTTCTAACAACACCACCTGGTCTTGATGTAAGTAGGTCATCCAAATTAACCATACCATCCATTATGGCCACTCTGTTATTATTTGTTAAATACATATTATCTAACAACTGACGCATAACTGTAGATTTAACTAACTGAACATCTTCTACTAACTCAGAAACTGATCTACCATAAAATCTATGTGGCATTGGGATTGGAGTTAGAGAACAGAAAGGAATAAAATCGCATGGCATATTATCTAAAATAACAAAACCAGTCCCAGCACAAATTATTTTTCTAAGTTCGGCAACACCATCACCATCCATATCTACTTTTACATAACACTCATAAACTTCTATTTCTTGAGTGCTATCATCAGGAGCATCGTCAAATGGACTTTCATCAATATCAGAAACTCTTTGTAATCTTTCATCGTCTAATAAAATACCATTGGTCGTTGGTAGATCATCTATAATATCTTGGTCATATCCCATCTCTATAAGATCGGATCTAGTTTTCATAACTCTATGAGCTACAAAGTTTGCATCTTCAATACTCTTTGCTGATCTTTCAATTAAAAATTCTTCTGGTGGTATGTTTTCTATTTTAACTTTACCAGCAT